CGTGCGGAGACGCCCAGAATCCAACTAGATTGTGGCGAACAAACGAAAAAAGCCTTCGATGGCGGACGCCCCTACGCCCGGCACACTACCGCCCGCGGAAATGGCGGCGCTATTGATCTTGAGCGAGCTGGACTTGTCGAATCTCACGAAGGGCGGAGTCGTTAGGCGCAAAACGGAAAACCGGGTTGGCAGGCGTTTCGTCGTTTACGATTGGCGCGAGACCGTTCCGGCATACATCCGGCACCTGCGGGCGCCGGGTGAAGAAGCGAAGCGGCAATTCCTGCTGGAGAAAAGTTTAACGCAACAAATCATCCGGGCGCAAAAGGAGCTGGAGCTGGCCCGGGCACGCGGGGAAATGATCGACGGCAACCGGGTCGATCGCGAGGTGATGAGTTTACTCACCACGATCAAAAATCACATGCGCGCACTTCCCTCCCGGATCGCCTCGCTACTGGAAGGCAAAACGCGGGCCGAAATACACGCGATCGTTAAGAAGTATGTGGACCTCACGCTACGGGAGGCAGGCGACTTTGATACCATGCAGCTGAGGAGCCCTTCGGGCGGGAACGGGAACCATGATCGCGGCAGCGCAAAAAGAAAAACCCGGACGCGGCGATGAGTTTACTGAGCGGCGGCGCCGGTGGCTCAGCGTGCTGCCGCCGCCAGCTGAGTTATCGCTGAGCGAATGGGCCGACGCCTACCGGGTGCTCTCAAGCGAAAGCAGCGCCGAGCCCGGTGCATGGGTCACCGACAAGGCGCCCTACGAGCGGGACATCATGGACGCGATCAGCGACCCGCTAGTGCCGAAGGTCGTGGTGCAAAAGGCGGCCCAGCTCGGGATCACCGACGCGGCGATTCTAAATCCGATCGGCTACTTTGCCGACCAAGACCCCTGCCCGATTCTGGTGGTCCAGCCTACGATCGAAATGGCTGAGGCGTTTTCGCGGGACCGGCTTGCGCCTATGATTCGGGACTCGCCGCGGCTGCGTGAAAAGTTCGCCGAACCGCAGTCCCGGGACAGTAGCAATACTCTGCGGCGCAAGGCGTTTCCGGGCGGCTACGTGGCGATGGGCGGCGCGAACAGTAGCGCGAGCCTGTCGGGTCGACCCGTGCGCGTCGTGCTACTCGACGACGTCGATCGCTACCCGGCAAGCGCGGGCACCGAAGGAAACCCGCTGCAGCTGGCGGTCGCGCGCACCAGCGGATTTTGGAACCGCAAGGTGGTCATTGTTTCGTCGCCCGGGATCAAGGGCACGTCGCACATCGAGGGCGAAATGCTGCAAAGCACCTGTGAACATTGGTATTTGCCCTGCCCGGTGTGCGGCGCCTACCAGCAGCTCATGTTTGAGCGGATCACGTTCGACGACCTGACGCACTCGTGCATGGTGTGCCCGGCGCGGTCGCCGAAATTCAAATGGCTCGCCGGGCGCGGGGAGTTCCGGGCGCACCGGCCCTTTGACGAGCGGGGCCAGAAGGTTCTTACCCGGGGCTTTTTCGTGAGCGGCCTTTACAACCCGTGGGTCGAGTGGGACATCTTGCGCGATGAATTCGTGCGTGCCGCCCGGGCGAATGAAGAAGGGGACGTCGAACTACTGAAGGCGTTTCGGAACACCCGGCTCGGTTTACTACATGAGGAAAAGGGGCACAAAGTAGACATCGACCTGTTCCGGTTCCGGCGCGAAGCCTACGAGGCAGAGGTGCCCGACGGGGTGCTGGTGCTCACCGCGGGCATCGATGTGGGCGAGCGGCAGATTAATTACGAGGTGGTCGGCTGGGGCAAGGGCCGCGAAAGCTGGGGCATCGAGTATGGCATCTTGGACGGCGACCCGCGCGAGCCCGAGGTGTGGGACCTGCTGGACGAGGCCGTTTACCGGCGCGTCTTTCTCACCCGGAACAAAAAGAAAATGCGGGTCCGGCGCATGTGCGTCGATTCAAACTACGCCAGCGACTTTGTCTACGCCTACACGAAACCCCGGCAGCCCCGGGCGATTAGCGTGCGCGGCGAGGGCGGGCTGGGAAAACCGTTCATCAAAGGCGCCGGGACGCTGACAAAGGGCAACCGGGCGCGCCTGTTCACCCTCGGCGTCGATAGCGGCAAAGAGGAGATCGTGAACCGGCTGCGGGTGACCAACCCCGGCCCGGGCTTTTGCCACTTCCCGCGGCTGGAGGCGGCGACCCGCATGCCTGACGGCGTGACCCTCCACGAGCCGTGCCGCGGCTACGATGAAGAATACTTCAAAGGCCTCACCGCCGAGCAGCGCATAGTGAAACACCGGCACGGCTTCAAAACCTACATTTGGGAAAAGCGCCTGAGCCAGCGGAATGAACCGTTCGATTGCCGGAACTATGCGCTGGGCGCCCTCGTGCTGCCGTTTGCCGGGATCAATTTGGAGACAATGAAGCGGGACCTGCTGGCGCCCGAGGATGAGCCCGCGGCGCCCCCGGCCCGGTTCGGCGCGCAGGGCGGGGTGACGGACCTGCCCGGCGCACACGGTGCGCACGCTACACCGCCCCGGGCACCGGCCCGGTTCGGCGCCTCAAACCGCCCAATCTATTGACGCAGAGGCGGTTGGGCTTTAGGTGGTGCGCTTATGACTACACAGCAATTACAGGAAGCAGTGAAGCAGGCCATCGCCGTCGCAACGCAAGGCAAAACGGGCGATCTCACTACCGCCGACCTCGGCAAGGTGCAGGCCGCGGTGGAGAAAAAGATTCAAGCCGTAGCCGACGCCGCCGACAAGTAAATCACGCCAGCACGAACTCCTGCTCCTCGACCACCGCTTCCTCTTCGATTTCTAGCGGCAGCACCTCCTGCGCCATGCGAAGGGCGGCCAGCTCGCAGTAGGATTCCTCGATCTCGATGCCGATCGCTTTTTTGCCGTGATCTTTCGCGGCCCGGAGCGTGGTGCCGCTACCCATGAAGGGGTCGAGGATGAGCGTGCCCGGAAGGCGGCGCACAAACCAGAGCATTACCCGATAAGGTTTCGGCGAGGGGTGATCCGGTTTCACGCTATCACCGATCACGATGCTGCGGCAGTCGCCGTCTTTTACAAACATCGAGTGCCCTTCCCGGGTGTAAACGAGGCATGGAATCCAATTGCCAAAACCGATGGCGCCGCGGGCCATGCCGTTCACGAGGTGAGCGGCGAGCGTCCAGACGTAGGTCAGGTCCCCGATGCGGTGTGGGCAGCGGGTGATATTCCAGATTCCGGGCATGAGGCCCATCGCCGGTGCAAGCCGGGCGGCGGCGTGCATCCACTCGGTCGGGAACGAATGATCCCACTCGGCCTTGTTCACGCCGTAAGGCGGGTCCGTGAGCACGAGATCGACCGGGTCGAGGGCCGGGAGGATTTCCCGGCAATCGCCGTGGTAGATTGTGACCGCGCCGTCCTGATAGTAGGGCGTCACGATGCCGGGGGCCGTGGGTGCCGGGCGCTCTTCGCCCATTCGCAAAGGACCTGCGCGGCTACCCGGGTCCGGTAGATTCCGCTCTCGAGTTCTTGTTGCACGAGTGCCTCATGCACCGCGGCGGGCAGCATGCACTCAAGGCGAAACGTGCCGAGGCGCGGTCGCCCGCATTTGTGAGCCGGTTGCGGCGTCGGTTTGGGCATGCTTCGAATCAATAACTTGGCGCCGCGCCCGGTGCAAACCTTTTCTGCGTAAGAAATGCTCATCTTTCCAACCAGTATTGACTAGAAAAGCGTTGGCCCGCAGCCTCGCCCGGAATGCCAGCACCCGCCGCACCGGCACAAGAAGTCGCTGAACCGCCCCCTGTAGTTCTGGAACCGTTCACTTGTCCGTGGGCAAAGGACGGTTTGTTACGTGCGCTGGAGGGCATGGGGCACGCAACCGCTGGCGTGAGCGAATATCACATCGGCACCCGGGGCCTGAAGTATGCCGACCCGGCGAAGCAAATCGGTTCAGTCGGTTGGTGGAACGAAATGGTCCGGCAATTTTGCGGCGTCGAAATCCTGCCGCCAGCACTCAGCGGGCGCGACACCGCGTTCAGAGTAATTCCGCGCGACGTATGATCGGCACGCTCAACGGCAACGGCACGCGCCTCCCCCGGGGCACGCTGCTGGACGCGAACGGCAGGTTGTTGCGCCCCGACATCAAGGCATCGATGGCAGGCGGGCCGGTGTTCACCGGCGGCCCATTCGGCGGCGGGACTGGTTATGGGAATTATGGCGCGAACCTGACGAAAAACTCGCTGGCCGGTTGGCTATGGCGCGGCGGTGACGCCGACCGGGACATCGGGCTCAATGTGCAGGTGCTGCGGGAACGTAGCCGGGACGCCTTCATGGGCATCCCGCTGGCGAGCGCCGCGATCGAAACGCTCGACACGAACGTTATTGGCGAGGGCCTTTACCCGGCACCGAACGTCGACGGCGAAGCGCTGGGCATGGATGAAAAGCAAACCGCCGACCTAAACAAGGAGCTGGCGGTGAAGTTCGACTGGTGGGCGTGCGATCCGCGCGAGTGCGATTATGAATCGAAGCATTCGTTCCCGACGCTCCAACACGTCGCGTTCCAGTCGATGCTGCTTTCGGGCGACTGCCCGGTCCTGTTCCCGCTCACACCGCGGCCCGGGACCTTGTTTGAATTGCGCCTCCGAATCCTTGAGGCCGATCGGGTGCGCAACCCGCCCCTCGGTTCGGCATTCATGCAAGGCATCAATATTTTTAACGGCGTCGAGCTGACAGCGGAGGGCGAGCTGGCCGCCTATCACATCGCCGAAACGCACCCGCTGGCCATACGCCAGCAGTTCCAGTTTCTCGTGAACGACAAAACGTTCCGCGTGGAACCTTTCGGTGCGCTCACCGGGCGCCGGAACATGATCCTGATCATGCGCCCGGAGCGGCCCGAGCAACGCCGGGGCGTGCCGATCCTTTCCGTTTGTCTGGAGATTCTGAAGCAGATGGGGCGCTACATCGACAGCACCGTGGTCGGCGCCGTGATTCAAAGTTACTTTACCGCCTTCGTCACGAGCGAGTTTCCCGACCCGACAATTTTTGATTCGCTTTTGACCGAGGAGCAGAAGGCCGAGATCACAAACCTCAACGCCTACAACGTGCAGCTCGGGCCGGGGATCGTTAACTTCATGCGCCCCGGGCACTCGGTGAATTTCGCAAACCCGACCATGCCGCAGGCGACCTTCGGCGAGTTCACGATTTCGGTTTGCAAGTTTATCGGCGCCGCGCTGGGCATCCCCTACGAGGTGCTGCTGAAACAATTTAACGCGAGTTACTCGGCGAGCCGGGCCGCGCTTCTGGATTTCTGGCGCCGGGTGCGCAAATACCGGGCGCTCATGATCGACCAGCTGTGCCAACCAGTTTACGAGGAGTGGCTTGCCGACGCGATTTCGCTGGGCCGGATCGAGAATTTCAAAGGCGGCTTTGACGACCCCTACGTGCGCCGGGCAATGCTACGGTGCATCTGGACGGGCGCGAGTGCCGGGTCGCTGGACCCGCAAAAGGAAGTTTCCGCGGCGGATTTAAAGGTGAAGTGCGGCTTCAGCACGATCGAGCGCGAAAGCATGGAGCTGAACGGCTCAAACTACCGCGACAACATCCGCCAGCAGTCGAGCGAACAAAGCGAATTCGAAGACGCCGATCTGATTTTCCCGCCGCTACGGCCCACTCAAATCACCGTGGCGCCCACCGGGAAAGCACCCGGCGCGCCGGTCCCGTCTGTCCAGCCGCCGGGTGCACCGAAACAAACGCCGCCGAAGGCCCGGGCACGCAGGCGAAACCTACGCCCGGTCGAGCTGGCAAGCGGCACAAGCGGAGTTTTCACGCGATGAACGATCCTTTTTATCGATTCCGGGCCGAGGCCGGTGATGAACCGGCAAGCGCCGAGCTGCTTATTTTCGCCGCGATCGGCGACTGGGAGGAGCTGGGTGAAGTGAGCGCGAAGGCGTTTGCAAAAGATCTGGCGAAGCTGCCTTCCTCGGTGAAGCAGCTCGACATCCACATTAATTCGCCGGGCGGCAGCGTATTTGAGGCGCAGGCCATTTATTCCCGGCTCGCCGATCACCGTAGCAAAAAGGTGGTCTACGTTGACGGCCTTGCCGCCAGCGCGGCCAGCATCGTGGCAATGGTCGGCCACAAAATCTACATCCGGGCGAACGCCAACATGATG